GTAGATATTTAAACATGACTACTAATACGATAATAACTCCGATAACAATAGATGGATTAGCTATGGCTGACCTATCACAATATCCAACAGAGTTTGGCGATTCGTGGATTCACGTTTGTTTTTTAAACGGCGATAACTTAAAGATACTTATATGCCTGTATAAAAACAATAAATACCCAAACGGCACATTTGTGTTTTCTGAGTACACCCCTAACGATTATCCTGACATGTATACAACTATTGACGTTTTGTATCATTCAAATCGTATGTATACCAACCCTATCTACAGAAATCGCGGTTATTGGAAACTGTTAGCAAGTTTGCTACGTTCGGTTTTCTATACTCACGCTCAAGTAGTGCTAGAGGGAACCCCTAATAGAAGTCCAATAGCCCATGGAATTTATAAAAAGGTATCTAAATTAGTTAAACACGCTACCCCTAACATCCCAGCTCCTGGTGGAAGAACCTTTATGCCTGAGCAAGTTCCTCCAAGAGACCCCGCTTTTCCGGTGGTATGGTATGGGCAAAGAATTGGAGGATTCAATGGGTAATTTAGAAGAAGCTTTGCTTGAACGAGAACTTAAACCTTTTATGGTATTTAAAGGAAGCTCAAATACTAAAAACATATTAAATGACGTAATAAACAAAAAGCTTGCTTTTGACGACATTCATAAATTTACAGCTGGCTCTAAAGCTGATTTTGTTGAGTCTCGACCTGTAGAAGACCCCTATGCAAAAAACTACTTAGGAGCGTACAACAAGCAGATAAACCAAGCTTTTCAAGTTATTAGAGGCCTACTAACCGAAGCTCTTAAGTACTATGAGTTAAGCAGCAAAGCGGGGTATTATATTTCTTCAGATTATGTAGAAGATGTAAGAACCGATGTTTGGTATGACATGGGAGGGACCAGAGTTCCCTGTTTCTCAGGAATATACTTTTTAGAGTCTTTGGAAGACTCCACTACCAGCATTAATGGCATACCTTACCCGACACCCGCAGGAACTATACTTCTGTTTGAAGCGGGTAAAAAAATTATTTATGGGGAAGAAAGCATCAAGCTGCTTACTTTTAACATAGCCCCAGTTCCTATGTTAGAGCGGCAATACCCACAAAAGTGGATACCAATTTTATAGATTTAATGTAAACTAGCGTACGGACAACACAGGAGGTACACATGGACGGATTACCAGAAGGTTCAAAAAGAGTAGGGTTTGTACTAGATGGGGAAGTTGTAGACTTTATAGGAACCCCACCTAGGTTGGGAGCAATTCTTCTTGGAAACCCAACCATAGTAGATTTGACTGATAAGCCTGAAGTTAGTGTTGGTTGCAGGCATAGTGATGGAGAGTTTGATTGTTCTCCAGATACTGAGGAAAACCAGAAAAAAAGAACAGTAAAACCTTGGGACCTACTAAATAAAGAAAACTATACTGATGATGAAACAGCACAAAATAGATTTGAAACTTGTTTGAACTGTGAGTTTTTAATTAAACTAACTAAAACTTGTAAAAAGTGTGGCTGCTTTATGCAAGCAAAGACAAAACTAGCTGATGCTTCTTGTCCTGTTGGAAAATGGGGCGCTGTAGCTAGGAGCTCATCATGATTTCTCAAAACCCTAATTTTGTCTCTAAAGAAGAACTAGATATTCTAGTTAAATACGCTCTTAAGCTTAATGAGACCGATAAATGGGATAAGTCTGACCCGTCCCCTAACTGGCACAACAGGTATATACACGCTAGTACTTTGGTCGCTGATAAAGAAAACTTTGGACAACCAGAGGACATTTTGGCTTATAAAACACTAATTAAAATCAGAATGAGAATCAAAGAGCACATTATAAAAATACGTAATCTTGGAGTGCCACTTTATTCCGATACTTTGCAGTTAGTTCGTTGGCTACCTGGAAACGAGCAAGCTCCTCACGCTGACGCAGAACATTTAGACGGACGAGAACATCCGTATCCTTGGAGAGACTACGCTTCTATTGTGTACTTAAACAATGATTACGAAGGTGGTCGAATATACTTTCCAGACCACAACTTAGAGCTTTCTCCAGAACCAGGCACCATGGTTACGTTTCCTGGAAGTACAGAATATATGCACGGAGTTTCTAAAGTAACTTCAGGGTTGCGCTTAACTTCGGCTTCTTTTTGGACCTTAGACCCTAATCATTCGGACAGACTTCCAATTTAAAAAATGAAACCCTCAAAAATAAACGACAAGGGTTTTGAGGTACCAGATAATACTCTTTTAGTAGTTCCTAACCCCGGAGTGCAAAGAGAAAAAATATCTCCTTTACTTGAATCTCTAGACGGAAACTTTAAAAGAGATTGGTTTACTGACCACTTTTACTACTGTTTACCTTTAAATATTGGAAATCAATACGGGTTCATAGTGAAAGCTGAAGTAGATTTTTCTGTTTATTGGACAGGAGATTTGAACCCTGCCGGGGTTACAGTAGATTATGTTGACTCCCCCCCAACTGTTCAAAAATATGATGGACATTTTGGTTCAGGCATAGTTACAATTCAAAATTCTTGGCATTACAGAACTCCCCCAGGAGTTAACTTAATGACTATTTCACCACCTAATTTTGTTAAACATGGAATAGCACATATGACTGGTGTTATAGAAACAGATAACTTACAAAGAGACTTTACTTTTAACTTTAAAATGACAAAACCTGGTATTCGAGTTCATTTTAAAGCTGGGGAGCCAATAGGAGCTTTTATTCCAATCCCCAGATATTTTGCTGATTCATTCTCTATTGCATTTGACAGAGACCTTTTCAACGAAGAATTGATTGCAGAAGAGAATAGAACTAACGCTGAGTACGGAAGACTAAGAACCTATGAAGATGTTCTTAAAAACCATACCGCTGGTCGTCTTTACTTTAAAGGATTAGATGCTTGGGGAAACCCGTACGACGACCATCAAAAACGTTAGAGTCAATAGTCTACTAACGGCTTGGCTGCAATCCTTAAACGCCTACGAATAGCGCGTCTTTCCATTTCAACAGTGCCAGCCCAAAAACCTTGAACATGATTTTCTAATGCATACTGTAAACAAGGTGTTTGGAACTGGCAGCTGTCACATATTTTTTTTAATATAGGTTTTATTTCTATAGTTTCAGGACCAGTTTCGGGGAAAAACATGTCTCCGTTTACAGTAGCGCAGGGTTGCGTACCATCAAAACCTGGTGCTTTAACCATATTACTCCTTATTGTTTTTGGTATTAAATATCGCTGGGTATTCAAGCAAGAATTGCTTAAACCGTTCTCCTTCCAAATATGTCCAAGAGGACCAGTCTTCTCCTCCTTGGGTCATATGAAACGCTATCTGAGCGTTTTTTACTGGGTTAAACAAATCAGCGTTAGTCGATAGAGAGAACTTTTCTCTCCTGTCCTCACCGAGGCTGCCTAACATGTTGATTTGAAAAATGCCATAAGAGTTGTCACCAGTATTAGCATTTTTATTGTGCGCTAAAGGGCGTCCGTTGGATTCCTTTTTAGCTACGGCCCACGCTGTCTTAAGCGCAGACCCTTTAAATCCGACAAGAGCCAAAAGTTCTTTTAACTCTGTGTCCGTGAGTGAGGTCTTATCTGAGTAATCATTTAATGTAACTACTTGGACAGAACCCATATCTTTTGCATCTGCAAGCTCTGTTGAAGCTTGAGATGAGCCAGTTGCGTTTACTGTCATCACGATTACTAAAACCATGGACATTGCCATGGCTCCTAATCCTTTTGACTCTGGCGCTATGTTCTTAAACAAAAGCATTTGATTTCCTCCTTAGTACAAGGAAACACTGAGTTACGTATATATGTCAAGTTGAATAGGGTGACAAAGGTGTGTTTTTATGACAAACTTTTTTCTACACTGCGTATAACGCCCTTTAGACAGGAAACATTTTGATGACAGTTTTACAGTGGGCTCAAACATTAGCTAGTTTTGCTACGTTTGCACTATTTACAATTACAGTAACTAATTGGTTATTGAAGAGTTGGTTAAAAGGGTATTTGTCCGAATTGAAACCAAATGGTGGAAGCTCAATGAAGGACCAGTTAAATCAAATTAGTAGAGATGTGACAGAACAAAAAATTGCAATGGCACGCTTAGAAGGTCGGTTTACACAACATATCGAAGAATCTTTAAACTAGTTGGGCTTGACATTGAGTTCTAAATCAGGCAGACTAATTGTGAAGGCACTACCTAGTTGTGCCTCGAAAGGTAGAGAAATAAATGAATAAAGCAATGTTGGCCTCATGGGCCCGTTCTTTCATGGCTGCTGCTGTTTCTGCATTTGTTGCCACAGGTGGAGATGTATTCAGCCTTGACCTAGAAGGAGTAAAAGCTATCCTCACCGCAGGTGTTGTAGCAATTCTCCCAGTACTACTTCGTTACCTAAACCCTTCCGATTCAGCATTCGGCACAGGAGCCAAGTAAAAACATGAAATGTGTAAACTGCCCAAATAATGCTGAGTTCACTCTGGCTGACAAAGGTGCTAACCCAATAAGTTACTGCCCGCTCTGTCTTCCACCACACCTACAGGTGAGGGCATTATCTGGGCAGTTACCACTAAATGGAACCGATAACCTTGAAAATGCCAAAGTGGTGGAGGCTCCAAAGAAACTCAATACTAAAAAAGCAGCAAGTAAACCTACAACTACAGAAGTTACTGTAGAATCTACTGAGGAGCCAACAGAAGAGGAATTATGAAGATAACACGGGTAAAAGCTGTTCAAGCCCATCCCGTGCCAGAAAAGGCTTATCAAGCTAAAGGGCCTTTTCCAGACCACCTCTTTAGAGAATCAAAAATAGTATTTGATTATGAACCAGAAGACGATGAAAACGGAAACAATCTTCCTTTAGGAGCTACGGCTCAAAATAATTTTAAACCCCCTAAGTATCTTAGATGCAAAGCCTGTCATGCTAGAGTTACAGAAGAAGAAGCTGTTTTGCATGAATGTGAGAACTAATGGTTAAAAAAAGACCTACCCTTCCATCTTGGGAAGAAATGTCATCTAGTTATACATCAAACTTTATTGACGAAATTTTAAAAGACCCTCAAGAAAATGACCCAGAGTTTCAAGTTATTGATGGTGGACCTTCTATGCGAACCACCACAACAACCAACCCATCTAAGCCAAGAACTTTAAAGGCTGGATACGATTTTAAAACTAACACAATGACTGTTGTATTTAGAGACGGTACTTGGTGGGACTATAGGGGAGTGCCTGAAGATGTCTGGTACGACTTTGTTAATGCTCCATCTAAAGGAGTGTTTTTAAGAGAGTCTGGTTTAGACGGCTGGGGAGATATGGGGCCTTCCGATGTAACCCGTATGCCAAAACATCGTAGAGAACAGATGAATGACATCTCAGAGTTTTCAGATTATATGTATGGGTCTAAACCTAAGATACCTACTTTGGATGAATACCTATTCGGAAAACAGGAGTAGATGAAAACATTCGGACCACTATACGTAGATGTGATTCAGTACTACCACCGTCGCCTACTACCAATAGTAGAAAAAGGTTGGACCCAAGAAACTGACTTTCCGTACAGAAAAAGTAAAATCTGTTTAGTTTTTAGAACCCCGTTTACTAAACCAGGCTTAGTAATAGGTCTATGGAATAAAAATACCGAGATAGTCTTTGAAGAGGACGCGGACCTTCTTTTGGCAAACGCTCTTGGAGCCCGTAATATGGGTCTCTCTACAGAGGAGATAGACGAATGGTAATTAGACGAAACAAGAACTGGAACAAACCTTTTTCTGAAAAAGTAGCCAAAAGAGTATCCAAGATACCTTCTGGAGAGCTTTTAATTTGGTCAGACCAGATTCTCTATGAGTTAAGTCGTTGTCTTTCGGTTTACGAAAAGAACCGAGACCAAGTTTATTTGGACGAAGCCCTTACTGGAGCTGAGGCTATCCACGCAGTTGTTGATGAATTGCACAAAAGATTATCTCGGATTGAGTAACGACATTTGTATGCTAAAATTATATTCGCCAACTCTCTCCTTCTCTCCCGTGTGGCAGCGGCAGCCCTGGACTTTAAACCCAGGGCTTTCCGTCTTTAAAGGAGGTACAAATGTTTGAAGAAAATCTTGACCTTGACGAGTTCTTTGAAGAAGAGGAAGACTTCGAAGAAATTGATGAGGACGAACTTGAACCCGCTGAAGAAGACGACGGGTTAGATGAGCTGTCCCGAGAGTTTGTTGACAAACTAGTAGACAAAATGATGGTGTTCTTAGTAGCACTTGTTGGCTATGAGCTGCATCCATATCAAGCACCGCTTGCACGAAGAATTATGGAATCTGTAATTATAAATGACGGTGAAGAGATTACAGCTCTTGCTGCACGTCAGTCAGGTAAATCAGAAACTATTGCAAATACCGTAGCTACACTTATGGTTATTCTTCCAAGACTTGCACGTATGTATCCAGATTTATTAGGTAAGTTTAAAGATGGCATATGGGTAGGGTTGTTTGCTCCGGTAGAAGGTCAGGCAGAAACCCTATTTAGTAGAACTATTAACAGACTTACTAGTGACCATGCACTTAGTGTATTAGGTGACCCAGAAATTGACGATGAAGCTAAGAAAGTTGCTGGAGTCACAAAACAAATTAAATTAAAGAATTCTGGCTCATCCGTAATGATGATGACCGCTAACCCACGTGCAAAGATTGAGTCTAAGTCATTCCACCTTATTGTTATTGATGAGTGTCAAGAAGCAGATGATTTTGTAGTGTCTAAATCTATCTCCCCTATGTTGGCGTACTACGCTGGAACTATGGTTAAGACAGGCACCCCGACCACACACAAAAATAACTTTTACCGTTCTATCCAGCTAAACAAGCGTCGTCAAACTTCTAGAGGAAATAAGCAAAACCACTATCAATGGGACTGGAAAGACGTAGCTAAATATAACGATAATTACCAGAAGTTTATTAAGAAAGAAATACTACGCGTTGGTGAAGACTCCGATGAATTTCAAATGTCTTACAACTGCAAGTGGCTTCTGGAACGAGGAATGTTTGTAACCTCTACGGTAATGGATGAACTTGGGGACACCTCTCAAGAAATCGTTAAAGCTTGGCACAGAACTCCAGTTGTAGTTGGAATCGACCCAGCTAGAAAAGTTGACTCTACGGTTGTTACAGTTGTTTGGGTTGATTGGGATAGACCAGATGAGTTTGGTTACTTTGACCATAGAATCTTAAACTGGTTAGAAATCCAAAGTGAAGACTGGGAGGACCAGTACTTTCAAATAGTTAACTTCTTAGGTAGCTATGACGTACTGGCTGTAGGAGTTGACTCGGGTGGTGTGGGTGACGCAGTTGCTCAAAGATTAAAATTGCTATTACCTAGAGCTGAGGTATACCCAATTGGAAGTAGCCAACCTGAGCAGTCTAAGCGTTGGAAACATCTTAAAACTCTAATTGATAGGCGACTTATTGGTTGGCCAGCCCATGCTAAGACCAGAAGACTTAGAACTTGGAAAAGGTTTTATCAACAGATGACCGACCTAGAAACTAAATTCACTGGGCCTAACTTTTTAGCTCATGCCCCAGAAGAAGCCCATGCCCATGATGACTATGCTGAGAGTTTGGCCATAGCCTGCTCTCTAACCATGGACCTTACAATGCCTCAGGTTGAGGTCTCGTCGTCACCATTTTTCAGATAGATTTGACTTTATCCTGAAAAATTAACGTTT